GTTGTTCTCGGCCTTAAATTCGTTCAGCAAGGCTATTACGTCTTCGGCAGATCCCTTCTCGACGACATATTCAAGCCCCACTTTCCTTGCGGTAGGCTGGGCATCGATCCATCTTTGGATGGAACCGTCATTATGGTATGTCTCGTAATCGGGATGAACTTCCTTGACTGTATTGAAGTGGACTGTTCGTGCTTCCTCTTCCATTCCCGCGAGAGCAGTATTCCGCCATTCAATGAGTTCCTGTAACTGAGCCTGAAGGGGTTCAACCAGCCCCTTTAATTCCTTCTTCAGTTTTGCGGCCTCAATCTTGCGGTTTAGACTCTCCATTTTCGCGACAACATCGAAATCCTGATAATACTGTTCCAGTTCAGCCTTTTCTTCGGGGCTGAGTTCCAGTTCATCTTCTTTCTTTGTGTCTGTTATGATTGGAGGCGGTGGATTAAGCTTCTGGGAAAGCTCATCTATCTTCGCCTGTAATTGCGCTTTTTCTTCATCTTTTTTTCTGAGAATCCCGTCAAGGGATTTCCAGCGTTGTTCGTATGTTTTTTCGCTTTCAATTATTGGGGGTGCTGATGTCCCATCCGTTCCGTCCTGTGAAGTTATTACGGTCAGTGTTTCCGGTGGAATTTCCGGAGGTGTTTCCGGTTTATCTTGTGACGCTATATTCCACGCATCGTTAAAATCCTGCGCATCAACTTGCTCGTTGGCTATTTCCTCATTCTCTGGCATAACTATTCCCCCCTCATTCCCCTGCTTGATTTTGTGTTTCGTTAAACCACGGTGGAAGATTTTGCTTCATAACTTTTTTCATATTCCCCTTAGCGTCTTTCCAGTTATAATTTCCCTTCTCATCCGTGTAACCCGAACCAATGCCTTTTTCCCTCATATATTTTTTAACCCGATCGCTGACGGTATGATTTCCTGAATCGGTTTTAAGCCCGAAACCCATTGGAATCACCAAAATAAAAAAGGCTACAAAACAGGAAATAAATCCTATAATGTAGCCCTTGTTCTCGCATACTCTTGAGATTTAAGCCTTCCTTATTTCACTTAAAATTTGCCTCTTAAATCCCTCCAAAGTTTGAAGCATTTGAATAAGTTTTTTCTTATTAACGCATATTACCTCCGATTTTTCTGCCTGTTTAAGTTTGTCTTCCAATCGTAAAAACTTATTTAATTTTTCTTCATTATAAATAGTTGATTTACTCATGCGCCTTTTTTATCCAATTTGCAAGCATTTTTTGTATTTTTTATTTTTACGTGTTCATTTGTATGACACGCCGAACAAACCCATATAAAATTTAAATAATTATCATAATTATAATGATGTGCCTGTATTCTAGTTTTTTTGTTGCATATTGAACAATTGTCAGGGCGAACTATGTTCCCTTTTATTATTTCGGAGTTTAATTTGCTTTGTATTTTTACTTTTTCTGGATTTTCTTGTTTCCATTCAAGCACTCTCTCTTTATAATTATCAAACCGTTGTTGATAGTTTTTTTTATACCATTTCTTAAAATACTTACCTTGATATTCCCTTATTTTTTCTTTCCGTTTTTCTCTTAATTTTAATACTTTGTCTAAATGCTCTATGTTATATTTTCTAGCATACTCCAATCTATCCGTCCTATGTTCATTATAATATTTATTCTGACGGTCTAAGATTTTTTGCTTGTTTCTTTGATAGTAAGTTTCCATATAATACCCTTTTTAAATAGAGTATTATAAATAAAGTTTTTATGCAAGTTATTTTTTCTGCATGTCAATTCTGTTGGAAACAGTCCCGCTTAATATGTCGTCACGGAGTTTCTTAAACCCCTGCACCATGCCCTGATATTTTCGCAGTTCATCGATGGGCGCATCGTCCATTATCTCATGCCACTCATCAATATATATATCAATCAACTTTACGACGTTCTTTAGAGTGGTTGTGCTACGCTCACAGAACAAATCAGATATTAACTTTGCTTTTTCAAGACGGTTAGCCATTTATTTCTCCCTTAACCACATTGCTTCGTACATATTTTTTATACAATCCTTACATATTTTTAAAACCGTATAGAAGTTTGCATTTATTCTTATATGATTCTCGTTTGCTCCCCGCGGTGCGTCCCAATTATGGCCTGTAATTTTTCCACAAAATACACACCGATTCCCAGCATAACCATCGCTTGGAAGTCCTATTTTCCATTCCACTTTATTTCTCCTTTTTTGACGGTCTTGCTTTCTGGGCGTTGATTTTAGCCTTTGCCTGGCTTCTTTTTAGTGAAATTTCCGTTGCGTGGTCTTCGCTTCCATGCGCAAGTTCCTGAGTGTGTTTTTCATGCTGATGGATAAGCCCCATATCGTGCTTTTCCTGTGATTGTCCGAGTTCCACGTGATGTTTTTCGTCTTTCAACCCCATTTCTTGCTGGGTTTTGGCAATTCCGAGCTGTGTTTGAGTCTTTTTAGCTTCAATTTCAGCTTCAGTAAGCCGAGGATCAGTTCCAGAAGGCGTTTCATCGGCTTTTTTACTCTTTTCCTTTGCCCGGGCAAGTTGCAGGACGGTCTGGGCGTCTCTGTAACGGGTATCTGCCTTGGTTGATTCGATGGCAAGCTGTTTATCGAGCGAATTCTGGATTGCCTGACGAATTTGTTCCGCTTCTTCTTCTGTTTTGAGGCGAAGTTTGATATCATAGGCATCCAATCTCTGTTTCAGCATTTCCCTGCGGTCCAAATACACCCAATCTTCCGGCGCAAGTGTCTGCATAAGTTGCATCATCATCTGCATCCGCACTTCTTTCATTACGAGAGAGGCTACTCCTTTGGCTTTTATGCCAAAATCACCCTTAATGTCCTGTCGGGGATTAAATTCCATGTTCCAGGCATACAAATCCCTGATTATCCTCTCGGTGAAGGTGTCAAAATTCTTCACGATGTCCTTTATTGAGATGGTGATGTTCTGCATACGGCCGGAGGCGGCCTGGGCGGTCTCGTTATGAACCATTTGACCTATCAACCATGTCGGCAGAGTGGTCTCTATGTCACCAACTTGCTCGAATTTTTCCATTATTTTAAGCAAATCGGGAATGTGGGAATCGAAATTAACTGACCTTATGGCATTATATTGGGAATCCGGCCCTCGTCCCTGTCTCCACCATATCTTTCTGGGATAGAAAGAGGTCAAATCGGTATCCTCAGTTAAAAGATCGATATTTACTTCCACCTGTGGCCCGGCTACGCAGGCGCCATTGTCCAGCATCATTCTAGCTGCCGCGCCTATTGAAAGGGCTGAGTGTCTCATTACCCTCGGAAGTCCCTCTCCGAACATGGAAGTTTCGTCCTTTTCATAGTAAAATACCTTATATTCACTCAAAGCCCCATCATAAAGGGCTACTTTGATAGGAGTTTTCCCCAAAAGCCATACATTTGCCGCATATTCAAGGGAAACATCGTCAGTATAAATTCCACAGGCGGCGAGGTCAGAACCGTCAACATACCCCCAGAACTCAAGAACCTCGTATTTTTTTCCCACCTGTCGGTTGCTCTGGCGGGTAGCGGTATCATTTGTCGCTCCCGCGGGCAATACATGACCTTCTCTTCCGATTGAGGCTTCCATTTCAATAGTCTGGAGATCGACTTCCCAACTCTCAGGAGAGTAATCACCTTCAGGATGAGCTTCAAGATATTCTGATATCAAATCAGCATAGTAATCTGGGCGTTTTAATAGAGTCCTTACATCATGCTTGCTCATTTGATGTCGTTCATAAGAACCCTCTGACTTATCAATGTCAGTTATTGTCATGTCGGGATACCAGTCCCACAACCTTACGGATTCGAAAAAAGGAACTTCTTCTTTTTCAAGCGATTCCTCAAATTCACCAACGTCATTCGGTGTCCATATTCTCTTGGAACGGGCATTTATCATCGGGCCTTTCATTACTCCTGTGCCGAAAATAAGCCCTGATTTTAAAACTTTCTTCGTTTCCTCGGGATAATCCATTTCAATCAGCTGGTCTTCGATGACATCGGACATTCTTTCGCAACAACCGCTGACAAAATCGCTTATGGCTATCCTCACCTCATCAACGGAAGGCTTAAAATCCTCGTCCTTTGGGATTTGCGGAACATAGGCGGTCATATCCTGAATTTCGCCACTCATCTGAGCATTTCCGGATTGATTCATCATTTGCGCAAAATCCTTCTTCTTTTTGATAAGCTGGCGGATAAGATTTACCGTTACGTCCTTTGAAACCTTTGGATCAGGCGTAGGGGAAATTGACCAGTTTTTATCATTTTCTGGGAACAGCATTTCGTGAAGTCGGGAAAGGACGACATTACATTTCGACCTGGTATATTTGGGATAAACTTTGGAATTGTTGGCATCGATTACCACATTTGGATCGTAAATTCCCTTGAATTGCCTCAAGGATTCCAGCCACTCCAATTCCTTCGGGCGCCGGTATGCCTTATTGACTTCGAACTGGTTATAAAGCCTCATTCCAAAAGCTTTAACTTCTGAATTGTTGCGGTTTATCGGTGCGAATGTTTCCTGAATTGCATCGACTTCTTGAGGGTTTGACGGTATCATAGACGGATCTTTCATAATGCCTCCTAATATCCAACCAATGTAGAGGCTGGACGGTGCGCGGATTGAGCTTTCATCTTCGACATCCTATCTTTATTTCGTCTATCCCTCGTTTCTTTCTCGGAAATAAATAAACATAGATATTCTAGACTGTCGGCAATATTTGAAGCGAAGTTTTTTACAGGTTCGGGTTTGAATTCGTCCCCCAAAGACTTCGGTTCCTTCTCATAATGGTAAGCACCATTCATCGCTTTTCTCAGATAATGGCAATTCGGTGAAAGAACAAAGGACGGTTCACCGCGGTTCATTCTGTTAAGAAATGTCTCCACAGAACCGATTCTAGGAACGATTGCGTTTGTATAGGCAGGTTCAATACCGTAAAGTCCTATTTCCCTCGAACCTAAAACTTCATAACAGGTAGATTCGTCTGTCTGCATACGACTTCTTCCCGAAGGATCGCCATATCCAACAATTTTCATTCCAAAATACTTTCTTCTTAAAAGCGGCAAAAGTTGATTAAGGCAGAATTGCCTTATTCCCATTCCATCGGAAACCAATTCATCAAGAATAAGAAGTTGCCCCATGGAAGTAACCTGGCCGAGAACGCATGCCGGTTGTAAACCAAAGTCCATCCCTATAAGCAATTCAAGCCCTTTGATGGGCTCCAAAACCTTCGGAGATACATGAACATTATCAACAAAAGACTGAAAGACAGGCTTGCCTGTAATGATATAACCATATTGGCCATCAATATAGACTCGGATATACATTTCATCCTTACCCTTGGCAAGTTGATCATAGTAACCCTTAGCTAAATGTTTGGTATTTTCTGCATGTATAGATCGACCAGAAGGCTGTTTGAATACTTCCCAATTATCCGGTCTGACAACTTCATTCATTTTATAAAGGTAGGAATCTTCTTCAGGCGGGTTTGTGTCCATGATTATTCCAGTCCATGACGGTCCACCGTCGCGAATTGAAGGAAATCTATTAATACGACCATCCATAAATTCAATAATAGTCCTTGGTATCTCACGCGCTTCATTAAACCATGCGCCTGTAAGCTCAAGGGAAAGCAAATTAGAAACCTGATCAGGTCTATCAAGAGCCCTAAACATAATCTCTAAGTGAACATTCGGAAATCGAGTTATGATATACACATGGTCTGTTACTCTGTATTCACCGAAAATTTTTGGCGGATACCAGTCATGGAACGTTTTAATAGTAGTATCACGGAGCATTCCATAAGTATTGCGAACAATAGCCCATCTTGAACGCCTTATTCCATCAGAACTTGGACGCTGTTCGTTAGCCCTCCTGATAATTTCTTGTACGCAAGCAGAACTTTTTCCCGAGTTATGATGAATCGTTCCGTCTGCTGTTACATAATTATTTGTATCGGCCACTTGAATATCCCAATATTCTTCCTTGACATTTAATCTTTCTATTGATAGAATACGTGAAAGTCTTAAATCACAGGAGGTTTTATATGAATCGGATAATAGATTATTGTGACGGAAAGAGGACGTATCAGGAGATTGCAGACCTTTCTGGGCTTCACCGGAATACTGTTTATCGTTTAGTGAATCGTTACAATTTGCAAAAGAATCAACAAGGCGGTCAGAAAGGGAAAAGGATTGGCAAGGAGAACCCGTCTTACCGTGGTGGCCGTCACATACTTCCGAATGGCTACGCGATGGTTCTTGCACCATATGATTATCCGAATAGACCAAAGACTGGATACGTTGCGGAGCAACGGTTGGTAATGGAAAAAAAACTTGGCCGTTATCTTCTCCCAACAGAGGTAGTTGACCACATTGATGGACTTCGTTTACATAACTCTCCAGAGAACCTTCGCCTTTACGAGAAAAATGGGGATCATCTAAAGGCTTCCTTAACTGGGAGAAAGAAGATGTGGTCGAAAAAAGGTCTGGATCGGCTGAGGCAATCTCGTCACCAACCTTTAACTGGTCAACCCGTAAATAGATACCGAGAGATGATAAAATCCGGTGACTATCTTTTGCTACAAATTCTCCAAGCTGCGTTACGATTCGGTATAGATAGTCCTTTCCTTTTGGGAACGCACTACCACTTAGAGAGAGCACAAATTGATTGGACTTCTCGTCCCAACTTAGAATGCGCATTGGACGATTTATTTCTGAGATTGGAAGCAGACCTTCTTCTGTAACAATAAGCGTATCTCCACGCAGACATCCAAAACAACCCATAACGCATCTCATCCGCTTGTTCGACTTAGCGAACCTCTTTAGCGTAGGAACATCGTCATAACTATAATCAACTATATATGGAGCAGGAACAGTATTCATTAATTAAATTGTCCTCTGGAGCGACAGGATCAACTGTGTCGCTGGTAATTTCCTCGTATTTGGCGATTAATTCCTTTCTTGCTTTTGGCAAGAGAGAAATAGCATCAGCTTTTAGGATTCTCATAAAGTGCGGAATCCCGGGAATCGGAGCCATATTTACTCTCCCGTCAGGTAAATTAACCATCATACGCGGTTTTAAAAGTTTCTTTCCGTCTTCAATCAGTTCTCCAATAATGAAGTAACCGCCAATCAATACTACGTGATAAGATTTATCCATGTTCTTATTCTCCTCTTTTAAAAATAATGTTAAATGCTATCATCAACCTCGATAAAATAGGCTGGTCGTAAATTTGCCTCACAACCTGAAAAGCAACCCTCTGATTCTCTTTTCTTACCTGCCTGCGGAACATCTTGATATGGTGTATTTTACCCATTATTTCTTTTTGTCTTCGGTTACAGACCACCCCAAAATGTTGTTTTTCGGGAATTTCCCTGTCTTTTTATTCCCGTCACTCATGGCGCTGTAAGTGAAAACCAGCATTGTTTCGTTATCGCATACAACTTCCCCATCTCTGAAAGTGAATGTATGCCCCATCGGTGAAAAAATACACAAAATCTTGAATTTCATAAAATCCTCCCTCATTTTTTATTCAGCCCATCAATGGGCGTTATTCACTCATATGGCAACGGTCATAATATATTAATTTGGTCTGCATACCTACCCACGTGGCTAATTCATTTATATCGTATCCTTTTTTTGCAAGCTGGTCATTGATGTGGAATTCGCCTACAAAATAATCAACTTTTGGAAGAATGGTTGATTTATAAAGGATATGGTATTCAGCCCCCTCGACGTCCATTTTTAAAAGTCTTATGTGGTCAATCCCGTATTCATTTAATATGTTGTCAAGGGGTATTGTTTCTGCGTTTATCTGATCTTGAGTTTTATTATCGAAAGTGCATTCTGAAGAAGAGCCGCCTGAAAATTCCTTGTTGACGTTCATTGTTACTGAACCTTTTTTGTCGCCAAGCCCCAGGTTGTAAGCCGTTATGTTGACTATCCCGTTCAGTCCTATGTTCCTGACCATTTGCCAGAATGTCCGCGGGACCGGCTCGAAGGCCAGTATCTTTACCCCCGGGAATTGTTTGGCAAGCCAGATTGAAAATATCCCCTCGTTGGCGCCGATATCAACGACCACATCCCCTTCCCTCAATTCTATCCCCCTGTCAAGGATATGGTA